GGTGCATTATTGCAACATGAGTAGTGCCTGGTCTAATTCTAGTTTGCATAGAATGAGATTTTCCACTCTTATCCTTTACTGTAACTTTTTGAAATCTAACTTCTTTTAAGATATATTCTTTGAATGATCTCACTTTGCCCAATCCTTGGCTGCATTGAAATTGGCCCTTGAGAACTCTAATCGGTCAACTAACTTGACTGCATTTCCTGTTTGATCAATTGCAACAAATCCTTCTGGTGCAGTTACACGATATCCGTTTTCTGTACGAATGAATGTATCCATTGCACCTTTTGCTTTTTCCAATTTGCGAATCACAGCATCCTTTGCATCAACCAAAAGGTTTTGCATATCAAATACATTCCTGAGATGATTCTTGTTAGATGTAAGAAAACTTACAACTCTGTCTTTATATATTTTTTTGGTATCTTTTGTTTTTTGGGTCTTTACTTTATCTACATCTTTTTGAAGTGTATCATCAATATATTTTATCATATCGGCTGTATGTCTCGTAGTATTTGAAATTTTCTGTCCTTCTCTGACCTTCACATTGGTAAATGCTTTGATTAGAATCAAAAGTTTTGTTTGTTTTGATATTCCATTTAAAAAGGATGAATTTAATTTCCGAAATTGTTTTCCTGCAACAGATAGAATATTGGTAAACTTGGTTGTCTCCGCCTTGTTGAAGTTCACCGTTCCAGATGTATCTTGATATTCTGCATCTGAAAACCAAACATCGTTTGTCTTTGTCAATCCCCCTATATTCGCACCGAAAGACGCCCGCATGTCTTCAAGTTTCTCTCCTGAGTAAGTGGTATGCCAGACAATACCCATTTTCGCTTTCGTGATTTTATGGGAACTCTCTTTTGGAATTGCGTATGTGATTGTGTTGGGTGTGAAGGTAATATAGGATTTATCATCTATTGTCTCTGTTTTGAAGTCATCATCTGTGAACAACATATCTCCTTGAAGGACATCCGTTATTCCTAATTTTGGAAGATGTTTTAGTGCAACCTTTAACTTTGCATTGAGTCCGGCCGCGGAATGATTCTTGTCTATGTCTGCATCTGTATAATTGACTTTGGGATTTACATTGAACACACCCTTAGTTCCTACAAAAAACTTTTTGTTCTCTGGATTGATTCCTGCAAATATAGCAGGCGCACCATCCCACTTGACAGATACATTGACACTCTTCTTCGCACTTCCTGCAAGCATGTCACGCAACGATTGGAGGAAATTAATTGCGGCCCGTGTTCCATCTATTCCATGATTTAATACCTCATCTTCAAGATGTTCTAGATGAAGGTTCTTTCCTTCCTTTACAGCCTCAATGAGATATTGTTTGAACGTTAGCATTTATACCACACCACTATATAACATTTTCAACATTGTATATTGTCCTAATCTACCCTGTTTTCCAGGCTTCTTTTCTGCTCTTACACCAGAATCACTACGAATAGTCATTTTAAGTGTTTTCTTATCATCTGATGTATGAATATCAATCAAGTATTCTTGCACAGATTTTGTATTTAAATATGCATAATGTTTAGTAACGAGTGGTAAAACATCTACAACATCATCTCCCTTTTGTTCTGCTGTAGATCCAACTGCTTTAACCATAATAAGAGGAACCGTTTCACCTTTTTTCTGTAAATTAAAAGTGGTTTGTACCCACTCTTTAAATTCATCATTCGTTAAATTATTAATTATATCACAAAAATGTGTTCTTGTTATTTTCAACATCTCTGTATATAATACGTTTGCTTCCGTTTCATTCTCTAAATAATAATTAACATATAATTTAGTAACATTATTTTTATTTGCAATATAATTCTCTTTGGTAGCAATTGAATTTATATTTGGTATTTTAGAATATACACCATCCCATAATGCATCTTCTAAAGTTTTTAAATCTTTACCAAGATTTCTATATTGGGTTCCAACATAAGTATTTTTTAATGGTTCTTTTGATTTTGCAGTTCCGGCCTTTAAACTAATTCCTATTGTTTCTTTGTCTTTAAAAAATACAAAAATGTCTCCAGCATGATTACTAGGAATACCTGTTGGTTTTTGTCTATATCCCCATATTACTTTATCAATCGGTTTTGTAGCATCCAAATCATACAAATAATTTGTTACACCTATTGCATTTTCCATTTTTGTTTTTACAAATCTTTCTTCCATACTAGACAATCTATCAATTACTAATAAAGCTGCATCCTTATCTTTTGTTCCATATGACTTTTCAAGTTGTCTTGATGGTCTTTTTATATTCAATTTGTATATAAACTTTTTAAAATCCTCAACGGATACTGGTTTATATTTTGCATTAAATGCAATAGCAGGAAATAATTCTGTAATAGAAGCATTGAGAGTTGTGTCAACACGTTCTAATAGATATTCTTTGAATCGTAACATTATTATTACAAACTTTTTGTTTTTTTCTAAGGAAGGTATGACAAATTACTGAGGGGAGAGAAAATATGTCCAAAAGGTTCAAAGAATCTTCTTTTAGAATATTTCTCCATAACCCTCGTTAATTATTTATAAAACTAAGACACTTGGGGGTCATCTGGGTCTGGAATACCCATCGCTGCGGCTGCAAATTCATTCATATTAGACACAACAAAGCCTGGTGGGGGATCATCTATACGAAAAGTAACAAGATTTCCGAAATGATCTTCGACTATGAAGTGTTGTTCTGCATCTTTTGTGTGCATTGGATCAGTAATACCGACACAATGGAGATGCACACCCATTTCTGGATGCATATAATATCCACCTATACAAATTTTAAGGGTGAATTTTTCTTTACGAAATGCATCTAAATCAACAACTTTGTTATCTTCTATACCATTCGTTTTGTTCATTTTGTGCCTGGCGAATGAGTTTCATTTCATCCTTTTTCTTTTGTCTTGCCGCTTCTTCACTCTTTAATCTTTTTTGGATACAAGGTTTGACAAAATGGGACTTGGCCCTAACATCTTTCATAATGCCTTCACTCATAACTGCAGCCTTAAAACGACTCAATACTCGATTAATGTTTTCGTTACGTTTTACTTTAATTGTAATCATAATTCACCTGTCATATTATGGTTATGTGATTATTTATTTTCATACTTATAGTATAACAAATTCCGAAAGAATTGTCAAGTCAAAATCTAGATATAAATCTTGCAATCGGTTGTACAAATGGCAACAACGCAATTGCCATGACTGTATTCACTCCTGTATGCACAAGTGCAACCTGTTTCGTTATTCCTGTAGGTATTCCATCACTCACTAACATCCCTGCAATCCATATCGTTCCAGTTGTTCCCACATTTGCTCCAAGTATTGCCGCAATCGCAGATGGAAGTGGTAATGCACCAGATGCAACAAGTCCTATAACAGCGGTTGTGGTAAGAGATGAAGATTGCCAAAGGAGAGTACATACAATTGCTCCTAAAAACATCCAATAAGGATTTCCTAAAAACCATTCTAGTTGTTCTAAATGACTCATCGATTTCATTCCACCTGAGAACATCTTCAGACCAATGTAAAATATGACAAGACCTAGTAAGGTCTGGAAAACAGGATTGTTAAATTCCATAAAATTCCTTGATTTATATTTCCACGAATCGTAGAGTTGTCTGTGTTTCTTCTTCATATCTAAGTATATAGTTTTAGGATATTATAAATAAAAAGAAATCTCTTTTTAAAAAGAGAGATTTTATTTTGGAAAGGAGGCAATGTCATCCCTTATATCACCTTATGATTTTACAGAAGTAACCCGCCAACTCCGATCCTTCTTTGATGAAAGAGGATTTCAAGAAGTACACACCCAAAACAGATTATCTATTCTTGCTGCTTGTGAAGATCCAACAACAGTTGCGACTTACGAGTATTCTGGACAAATCTGGCCTTTACCTCAAACTGGTCAAATGTGGTTAGAGTATGAACTACTGACAAAACCAGAACTCACAGGATGTTATTGTGTATCAACATCGTATCGACAAGAACAAAATCCAAAAGAAGGAAGACACGAATTAATCTTCCCTATGTTTGAATTTGAAGCTCCTGGCAACTTTGATGATCTTCTTTCAATGGAAAATGATCTTTGTAAATTTCTTGGATTCAAAACTAACCGTGATTTAGCACCATATAATGATTTAGATTACCCTGGCGGATTTTATCAAAGTGTACTTGCAAAATATGGCGCTAGTACAGAATTGGATGCACATCATGAAGAAGAAATGTATAAAGAATATGGAGATGTATTTTTCCTGACACATTTTCCAGAATCCACAAGTCCTTTTTGGAACATGAAACTTGGTGAGCTGGATGTGAAAAAAGTCAAGAAACTTGCTAACAAGTGTGATGTCATCATGGGCGGTATGGAAACTATCGGTAGTGCGGAACGTGGTACAGATGTTGATGAAATGAGAAATCAATTTTATACTATCTCTGAGGGGGAATATTCAAAATTGTTATTTGATCTTTTCGGAAGAGAAAGAGTTGAATATGAATTGGAACAATTTTTAAGTTACGATTTCTTTCCACGATTTGGTGGTGGAATCGGTGTAACCAGAATGATTAGTGCAATGAAGCGTGCTAGGTTAATCGTAAATGATTGATGAAATAATTCCAGTTTATAAAGATGGAAAATTATTTTCAGTAAAAAGTAATAAAACAATTTCGATTTATAAAAATGGTGCTGGTATACATGAAGTATTAGATCAATTGCAAAGACAAGCAATAGAGTTGGAAAAATTGCGGAGTGGCGAAATCGGTAAACGCAATCGTTTGTTGGACGAATAAAACTGGTGGTTCGACTCCACCCTCCGCAGCCATCTTATTTCTTTGAAGGAATAACTATTTATACCATTGCTTCTAATCTACAAGCATATGCTAAAGTTATTCCTGCAGCTGCTGCAAGTATCAAAACAATAATTTCTTTTTTACCAAACATATTATTTCCTTTAAAAAATGAGAATGCTATACTCTCTCAATATTATGGAGGTTTTTAAGCGGTTGACTAATCCCGCCGATTCAGTTAATGGTCAGTGGTCAACTGCGCCGCCCTGAACACAACACTCTCAAATTCATTTATACTTTTGATTTTCTGGAAGATGTTGTTTACCATCTTCTCCTACTTCTTCATTATCTATGTACTCATTATCTACATAAGATTGTGCAAGTCGCCATTTAAGATATTCATATGCAGAAATTGGGGGATACTTGTCTGGTTGATTTGTGAGATTTTTAATAATTACATCTCGGCCTGGGTCTACAAAATACGGCATT